CCCTGTTCAACAGGTGCTAGTTGATGCAACTTCAGTTCCATCAATTGAAGTTAATCCATTGCAGGAACACTGGCATGGCAACGTATGGGTTGCACCCAAAGGAGCTGTCCGTAATAGCCGTATCTGGTTAAACAAAACGATTAACGAGTATCGAAATGGTTACATCAATTCCTTTATGTTCTTTACCAGTGCATCGGAAATACTGAGAGCAGCACCCGTCATCTGGGACTATCCAGTTTGTATTCCATTTAAAAGAATCAAGCAGCTACGAGCTACTGCTGGTGGCTTTGAATCTGTATGCCCTTCCACTTGGAACGCCATTATCTATGGTCCTCCAACTGAAGCAGCGATTTCTAGTATCGATAAGGTCAGTCTGTTCTATAGCACCTTCCGTGACATAGGACGTGTTATTTATAACGAGTTTGCTGGTGATAGCTGGACTAAAGATCTTGAGTACTACGAAGAGCAGCGGGGTAATATCTGATGTCAAAACATATCGCCAAAGAATGCTTCTATAACCTACCTTCTGGGGCGGTAGTCCATCCCTGTAGGCTTATCCTCAAGGATGGGACAATTATGTGGAAGCACGCTCTCCTCTATAAGAACGAGCTGCTTGCCTTACCTGAAACTGAAGCACAGGAACAACACATAATAAAAACTGCTCAGCGCCTAGAGGAACTGAACAGTTGGATCTCCTTAGATTTAGAACCTTGGGAGTGCTTGCAAATACAAGCTTGGTTTGTACCTTGTGAAGCTGAACTTACTGATGGTATCTCTGTCTATTTCAAGCACCTTATCCACGATAACTCTACAGTCTATGACACACTACTCTCACACATACAGGATCACGAGACCCTTGAACTAAGAGCTAATTATCT